TTCAGTTCATTTACGATGTATTCCCAGCCGTCTCTGTTGAAAGGCTCGCCGTGCGCGGCCCAAAATTCAGCTGCTTCATCCACCATGGCCTGTGTGATGGGTGCGCTCATATAGCGCTTGAGCCACATCTGGAGACCAAACATCACAGTGCGATCGAAACGCCCGCCTCGGCTTTCAATGTAGCTGAACACCCGGGTGGTGCCGGGAGGATACTGGAAAGCGTGACTGGCCTTGTAGCTATCTGTGTCAAGTAGAATATTGTCAAACATTGCAAAACTCCTTTGCGTTATACAAGCCTGGGTCTATCCCTGGGCTCTTTAGTCCTTAGCCGCAATATAGCACAGTTGCGGCGCCTGTCAACTAAATGCGTGCGATCATGTTCTGGATGATATCGAAATGGTCCTCGAAAAAGTCGCTGCGCTTGAGCTCGCCAATAGCTATCCAACGGGCCTTATCGGCGTCGTCCATGCCCCGCACACGCGGCAGATCGCCGTCTTCCAGCTTGAAGAGGAATGCATGAGTGATGGTGCGCCCACGAGCACTACGGTTGGGGTCATCAAACACATCCTGTGCCACAATGCTGCCACGCAGCACCTTGTCAGGAACCTTGATGCCTGTTTCTTCACGCAGCTCACGGATCACAGCGTCGCGAATACGCTCATCGGCGTTGATAAATCCGCCCGGCATGGCCCAGAGCCCTTTGCCCGGCACTGCCCCTCGGCGCACAATTAGCACATGGCCGCTCTGCACCACAACCGCATCCACTGTGACAAAAGTGGGCGCATAGGGCGCCACCGCCCAACTGGCACGGTATTTTGCGATGAATTCATATTCGTCGCGGATCAGTTTGTAGGCTGCGGTGTCCAGGAACTCCAGCAAAAATTCACGTACCGCCACAGTGATAATGGCGTCGCGATCCAAATCACCTGCCCGGTGTCCGTCGGCATCTCCAATCCACATGTGTCCGATGTTGCTGAAGAACACATTGCGAATCTGAGTGCTGTCCAGTTCGCGGAAGTTGTCCACTCCGATGCTGCGCCACTGCGGAAACATTTTGAGGTAATAGCTGCTGGCGTCCTTGCTGTGCCCGATCAAGGCCACTGTGGGATCGTTTGTGTAACCAAATTCCCATTCAGCTCGCATCACCAGGGTTTGCACGTCATGAACCCACTTGGTGTCATTGTAGCTGGCATCTTCCAGGGGTTTCACGATGACACGCTTGCGCAAGTTGCTGGGAATGCTGGACATGATCATGTCACGGCGTTCATCAAATGTAAAGGGATTTCGATGACTGCGCGGAGCGTTGCTGCTGCCCACAAGCACCACCAGGTGGTCTGCTTGTTCCAAGCCCTGTGTGACAACGCTGAGATGACCAAGATGGAAGGGCTGGAATCTGCCTATGAATACGGCGATATTGTATTGCTTTGCCATAACTAACTCCTAGTTGGCGGTTTGATGCTTGGGGTCTATCCCCTTGCATGGCTATTTATACAAACATACTATGTATCTGTCAATCTTTTTTCTGGCTCCTTGGCCAAAACTCAATGTCCAGATAGTTGTAATCCAGTGCGGGCCATATGCGCTGCGGTAGCAGTTCAACAGGATAGCGATTTTCCGGGCTTTCGGCTTCGTTGGCTCTGTGAGCATGGGCGCGGCTGTGATTATCGCCGATATGTTCCACATATTGTCCATCCAAAAACACAGAATCCAAACCCAGTGCCAAAAACTTGCGATCAATTGCCCATTCGGTAAAATACTTTTCCAGACGCCCCAGCAGCAGTAAATCCTCGCGTCGTCGCAGATTGGGGCTGCCCATCCAGCCATGCCAGGCTTTGAATTGTTCGCTTATGCGCCAGGTTTTCTTGTAGTAAAACAAGTCGTCAATTTTTTCCGCATGATAACTGTCAATACCCTGCCAGCTAAAAGTTCTCCAGCTGATATCCACGCCGCCAATTGTGCGATGTTTCTGCAGAATGTCTCGACTTTTAGCCATGTAGCCAGACTGTGTAAACTTCCAGTCGTCTTCTACATAAAATATGAATTCTGTTTGGCAGTAACTCACCATGAAATCCCAGGCCCACCACTGTCCGCGGTTTTGGGGAAAACATATGATGTCGCAGGTGTTGCCGTAGAGGTTTACCAACTGTTCAAACACATCAGCACGGGCACTGTCATCAACTATGACTTTTTTCACAGTGTTAGGGCATGTGACCGTAAAACTGTCGTAAGTTTCTGCCAAGAGATCCAGTCGATCACAACTAAGAAAAAACGCAGTGATGTCACTGTCAGGCTGGGGAACAGTGTGTATTCTCACACGGTTCATGGAATTTCGATACTCTGGACATTTTCCAGGCGGAAACTGCGCCATGCCTGTAGATCTGTACAAAACACTTGCATGACATCAGGGTTGACTTTTTTTGTGCTTTCGTTAATGGCTAGGGGCAGCAATTCCGCTTGCAAAGTGCAGGGCATGGACCGTGTGGTGCCGTCTACTTTGGTAAATGTCACCACGCATTCTGCTTGACTCAGCCATTCGGCCAAAATTAAACGTCTTTCTGCCACAGTTTCGTTTGCAAAGTCAAATTGCATGATATGTCTCCTATACATATAATGGTAACAACCAGGATCATGATGTCAACATCGCATTCTATAAATAATCAAACAAGGAGTATATAACGTGGCATACAACACCCAGCTCAGCACCGTTTTTGTCAATGAACAAGCTGACAGCATAGCAGCCTATTTCAACGACGGCTGGTTGAGCATTTATGATGGCAGTCAACCAGCAAACGCCGACACGCCCGCTGCGGGCAATGTATTGGTTACGATGAAGTTTGGCAATCCAGCTTTCCACGCAGCCAGCGGTGGAGTCATCAGCAGTTATCCGCTCAGTAGCAACACTGCCATCAATACCGGCACAGCAACTTGGTTCCGCACTTACAAAAGCGACAACACCACAGTGCTGCTGGATGGCACCGTGGGCAGCGGCACAGGCAACAACTTGGTATTGGGCACCACAGCCATCAGCACTGGCAGTGTTGTAAGCATAACCGCCTTTACCCACACTGTGGCCAAGAGCACACCAGGCAGCTAATATATGAAAAAACTGGTTAAAATTTGTTGTGAAACGGTTGTCGTGGACAGGAGCAACGCATGTCCATTGAAGACCTAGACGGCGGCACGCCCAGTACAACTAGTTTTAGTCAAATACTTGACGGTGGTTTACCTAACACCACTGTGTTTGGTGCACAGGAGGATGCCGGCGGTGCTATCCGTGGGCAAGCTATCACAGCCCAGGGTGATCAAAACGCCATAAGCTATCAACAGGGCGTTGCCAGTGTTGCCACGGCACAGGGCGGGGAAACTGTTCACGCCACTGGCACGGTGGTATCCAATACTGCGGCTACAAGTCAGGGCGGTGAAACCGCTGCTGCAACTGGCACTGTGGGCATCTCAGGTGCGGCCAGTACATCGCAACATCAATACACAAACGCTGCTGGCACTATTGCCATAACAGGCACTGCCAACACCGCCCAAGGTAGTGAAACCACACATGCCACTAATGTGGAGACGCTGGGATCTGTAACAACTGCACAGGGCAGTGAAACCACACATGCAACAGGCACAGTGCGCCCCTATGTGCCTCCACAACCAGTGCAACCCACGGGCCAATACGGCGGCGGCATGGGCGGTGGCGGCGGAGTTGCTGGCGGATATGTCATATCGCTTGCTGGTTTCCGCCGCAAAACCATTGAAATCACAGTTTGCATACCCGGCGAAGAACCCTGCACCCTGGAAGTGCAACAACAGGAGATAGTGCCTGTTGTAAGCATGGGTCACATACAACATCCTGCAAGAAACGTGCAAGTCACTGCCCACAATCTCATGAATGTATTGGCAAAAAGGCCAGCCTATAACCTCACTGAGATCATAAATACAACAGAATCCAATGTAGGCGCGAAAGTGCTGTTTAAACAACCCAAGGCACAGATAAATGACATCATTACTATCGATACATAGCCACAGACCCACTGATGTGGAATTTGACGTAAGCATTCAGGGCATCAGCGAAGAAAGTCCTGCCGTTGTGAGATTTGTTGTGGAAAATCATCGCGGCTATGATGTATGTATTGTTTGCGAACAAACAGCCGACAACAAGTTTCGTGCCAAGATCCCCGCACTGGACATCGACGAGAGCGAACAGCCTTATCGAGTAGAAGTCATTGTGGATGGCTATTATTTCAGCCCCAGCCGTGGCAACATGAGAGTTGCCAAAGCACCACGTGTCCAGATGGAGCAAACTTCCGTGCCAGCCATGCCCAGCCGTCCTCAAGTTACAACTAGCATTATCAGCCAGCCTCGACCTGTAAAGAGGCAGTGGGTAAAACTCAGCGAAATGAGTGATAGGCAGCAAAGCGAGCTGGCTACACGTTGCCAGCGCACTGCAAAAGTTTTTGAAACAGCCAGCCAGGCTCTCAGCAACATGGGCGGCAACACTGCCAAGATGGAACCACAAGCACTGAGCAAAGTATTTGAAACTGTGCGAAATGCCTGTGACATAGTAGAAAAAACCATTCTTTTATAAAACTGCCTGTAAGCCGCAGTGCGGTTGTCATTGTAGATATTTTTTGGGTAAATATTACAATGCACCTGAGAAATAAAGTATGGTAGTTCAATTTCAATTACGTAGAGGTTTGGCAATAGATTGGATCAATGCCAATCCCACCTTGGCTCAAGGCGAGCCAGGTTATGAAACTGACACTCACAGAATAAAAATTGGAGATGGCGTAACAGACTGGATAAATCTGCCCTACATGGCAGGTGTGACCGGCCCAACTGGGTCTGGATACACAGGCAGCACAGGTGCAACAGGTGCCACAGGGGTTGCTGGATCAACTGGCAGCACAGGTCCACAGGGCGTAACAGGTAACGCGGGCCCAACTGGTATTGCAGGATCGGCAGGCAGCACAGGATATCAAGGATCAACTGGCGCAACTGGCTATTCGGGAGCAACAGGTGCAACTGGGGTTTCAGGGAATACCGGCGCCACCGGTGCTACCGGTGCAACTGGCGTAACGGGCCCAACTGGTACAACTGGCCCAATAGGTGCCACAGGTATACAGGGGGCCATTGGCGCAACTGGACCTACAGGATCGGTTGGCTTTGATGGAGCAACAGGCGTAACTGGTCCCACGGGTGCAACGGGTAATACCGGATCTACTGGTGTAACAGGCCCCAGGGGCGAAACAGGTTATACAGGCCCAACTGGTGCCACTGGATATCAAGGCTCCACAGGGGCCACAGGTGTTACTGGCCCCCCTGGTGCCATGGGTGATACAGGTGCAACTGGATCTACTGGAGCAACAGGTGTTACAGGGCCCACGGGTGCAACGGGTGATACAGGTGCAACTGGATCTACTGGAGCAACAGGTGTTACAGGGCCCACGGGTGCAACGGGTTATACAGGCTCAACTGGTTCCACGGGAGTTACAGGTCCCACTGGTGCGACAGGTTATACAGGCTCAACTGGTTCCACGGGAGTTACAGGTCCCACTGGTGCGACAGGTTATACAGGCTCAACTGGTTCCACAGGAGTTACAGGTCCCACGGGTGCGACAGGTTATACGGGTGCAACTGGATCTACTGGAGCAACAGGTGTTACTGGCCCCACTGGTGCCATGGGTGATACAGGCTCAACTGGATCTACGGGAGCCACGGGTGTAACAGGTCCCACGGGTGCGACGGGTTATACAGGTTCAACTGGTGCCACGGGTGCAACGGGTTATACAGGTTCAACTGGTGCGACGGGTTATATAGGAGCAACAGGTGCAACAGGCATAACTGGTCCCACTGGTAGCCAGGGTAATGTAGGTGCCACGGGTGCCACTGGTGTTACGGGCCCCACAGGAGCAATTGGACCAACGGGTGCAACGGGAGCAACTGGTGTAACTGGTCCCACGGGTGCAACGGGTTATACAGGTGCAACTGGTGCAACGGGAGCAACTGGCGTAACTGGTCCCACAGGCGCAACGGGTTATACAGGTGCAACTGGTGCAACGGGAGCAACTGGCGTAACTGGTCCCACAGGCGCAACGGGTTATACAGGTGCAACGGGTGCAACTGGCGTAACTGGTCCCACGGGTGCAACGGGTTATACAGGTGCAACTGGTGCAACGGGAGCAACTGGCGTAACTGGTCCCACAGGCGCAACGGGTTATACAGGTGCAACTGGTGCAACGGGTGCAACTGGCGTAACTGGTCCCACGGGTGCAACGGGTTATACAGGAGCAACTGGTGCAACGGGAGTTACAGGTCCCACGGGTGCGACGGGTTATACAGGAGCAACTGGTGCAACGGGAGCAACTGGCGTAACTGGTCCCACAGGCGCAACGGGTTATACAGGTGCAACGGGTGCAACGGGAGCAACTGGCGTAACTGGTCCCACGGGTGCAACTGGTCCCACGGGTGCAACTGGTCCCACGGGTGCAACTGGCTATACTGGTGCAACGGGTGCAACTGGCGTAACAGGTCCCACGGGTGCAACTGGCTATACTGGTGCAACAGGTGCAACAGGTGCAACTGGTCCCACGGGTGCAACTGGTCCCACGGGTGCAACTGGCTATACTGGTGCAACAGGTGCAACGGGTGCAACGGGTGCAACTGGCGTAACAGGTCCCACGGGTGCAACTGGCTATACTGGTGC